GAACAACAAGCCAAATACACACCAGCAAAAGAATCCTATCGTACCGGCCGTTTAGGCTTTTCCAGCGAAGCTGGAGGTAAGACAAGGACTTTTGCTATCGGGGATTACTGGAGTCAAACTTCGTTAAAGGTTATACAGATCTCTCTGTATAACACCCTAAAAACAATAAGTACGGACTGCACAAAGAATCAAGACAGAGGTTTTAAAACCTTACTGACTGAATCCTTGGGCAAACCTACATATTGTTTTGATTTATCATCAGCCTCTGATCGAATCCCTGCAGAAATGCAGAAGATAAGATTGAGTGCAATGTTAAACCAAGAATTAGGTGAAGCATGGTATACAGTAATGACTCAGCGGGACTTTTACGTTAAAGACCTAGGAGCATCTGTTAGGTGGAAGGTAGGTCAGCCTTTAGGCTTACTCTCTTCCTTCCCTTCATTTGCCCTTTGGCACCATGACATCATCCAGTATGCAGCGAATCTTGAAAGACTCGAGAACGGTAAACCGTTACGATTCTTTAAAGATTACCGTCTACTAGGTGATGACGTGGTAATATTTAACACAAAAGTTGCAGAAACCTACCAGCTGATTTTGAAAGATCTCGGAATTCCGATAAATCTTGAAAAATCAGTGATCGGTGATAAAAGTAACTCCCAAATAGAATTTACCAAAAGGTTTAGTCTAAATGGGCTGGAGATGTCTTCTATCAAATCAAACATATTAAACAAAACTAAACAGGTTTTCCTGTTAGATTTAGTTGATATAATGATTGAAAGGGACATCATCCCAGATACAGGCCACTACGGTTTGTGTGATTACCTATCATCAAAAGGTTACCACACGATTTCGATGATGTTGTGGTTTAGATCAGAATCATCCACCCATTTCAGGGTTAAAGATGACATTATGATCGCCCATTCCGATTTGACCCAAAGGGTCAAAGAGAAACGACACCAGAACATCTTAGAGAAATCAGCTGAAATTACGTCATTTCACGACATGAAGCCGCTAAATGAATTTTATAATTCAGCTACGCTACCTCGTAGTGTAGAGGCGCTTGGACTAAGTGACGACTTTCCAGCCGATAACTTCGTGCTGCACCCAATGGTTTGGGCTATAAATCAAGTAGGTTTAGATCTATGCGATATATTAACAGCCCTCTGGGATGAATCAGAGGAACCTTCTCCTGTTGAATTCATACCGAATCCATCAACGAAACCATATTTTCACTCTAGAAGATCTAAAGGAGAATATCTCTCGCAGATTATCATCGATTCGTTTAACGAGTTGGTGAATGAGTACCAACGTGTAAACTTGAAATCATAAACTTAGAAGTTTGTTCAGGGTTAAAATATG